TCAACTTTAACTGTTAACTTAAATGGAGTTGGCATTAAACGTTCCACTGTATAGTTTCTACCTTGTGCAGAAGTATAATCGCCGCCAACAACGTCTCTTTCTCTAAAATGCATTTTACCTACATAGCTAGGATCACCTAATCGACTACGATCTAATTGTAAACCGGTAATATGTACAGCAATACGTGGCACTGATTGCACGACATTCTCACTATTTTGTCTCATAACAACTGCGGCTTGTCTATCAGGATCTCCATACATTACTGGAATTTGATGTAACGTATTGTCGCCATATTTGACAGTAAAATTACTGAATACGCGAATGATTTGTACTAGATATCTGCGTATCTGTTTGTCATAAAAAAATTGCATTATAAGTCTGCCCTAGGTTTAAGTGCCTCACTAAGGCTCGAACGTTCTGGGAATGTTTCGCCAGCAACCGTAGTAGTATTTGTATTATTAATGAAACTAGTTTTAAGTGTATTACGAGAATCTGTATTTGTTATAGTTTGTCGAACAGCATCTTCAACTTTAACCCAACGTGCTCCATCAAAGCGGAATAGTCTGTTAGGCATAAAATCTGTCCTTAAATAAAAATCATCTTGTGCGGCACTATCTGGAAATTGTATACCCGAACCAAAACTCGACCCGTTAGTTGGTACTCCGTCACCTAGTAAGTAACCAGTATATCCAGGACGTACAGGGACTGCCGCAATAGCATCAGCAGTTACCGTATCAATACTGCCATCTTCATTGGTAATATCAGCAGTTTGATTAATAACACTTCTTCCAGTTAACGGATCAACAGCTAATGTAAAAAATTGTCTAGTTTCATATCCGCTCAGTGGAGTGTAAGCTTCTGCTTCGTCTAATATGCCTTGATTAATTTGCAAATCTTTAGCACGGGTACTAAGAAGATCTTGTAGTGTAGTTGAACTACCTTCGCTAATAGGTTGTGCAAAGATATCTTTATATTGCTGACTGTCAATAATCTTTTTAATTTTTAATCTGTATAGATGCGGATACCAAGTGGCACTAAATCCTTCGCTAGCACGACCTACATCCTCAATAACATAATATCTAGGCAAGCTAACATCGTAATCATTAAATGCAAATTCGTCACGTAAGTGCGGCAGTTCAACAACATCACCGCTCATAGGTTTACGACCAATATATTTGATAAAATCGTTAATATGCACTGTCATGTATAGTGTGTCATTATCAATAAACAAGCCAAATTGACTTAGATTAAAGTCTACGTTTTGGACATTATAAATTCCGCGAAGTTTATATACACTAGAATCGTATTTTCTATCACGATTTTCTAATAATAATAAATCTTGAATTTGTGTATGATCTTTAGTTATTGTATTTCCATTAGAATCGATGGCTTCAGTACCAATATACTTGTGTAAGTATACATCTGTACCGCCAACTTGAAACATCTCAGAAATCTGACGATCAATGAACTTGTAATCTTGCCCACGTTCGGGTTTATATAGGGATAGTCTTGGCATATGATATTTATCGCCAGCTAAATATGTGTGGAGAATCCAATTATGTCAGATACATCTGCTAGTACCAGCTTATTAGAGCGAAATAAAGTGTTCGATTATGTGCGAGATATGCTAGGCGACGGCATGATCGAAGTTGAACTAGATCCTAAACACTACGAAACAGCACTAAACCGTGCTATAACTAAATTACGTCAGCGCAGTAGCAATGCTGTAGAAGAAAGTTATTTGTTTGTAGAACTAACTGTGGATCAAAATGAATACAGATTGCCTGACGAAGTTATCTTAGTACAAAGTGCATTTCGTAGAAGTATTGGAAGTAGGACTGGTATGGGCGCAGGCGGCACATTGTTTGAGCCGTTCAACTTAGCCTACACAAATACATACTTGATGAACGGTAGTCAGCTAGGCGGCCTTGCTACTTACGAATTGTATGCAGGCTATCAAAAATTGATAGGCCGAATGTTTGGTAGTTTCATAGAGTTTAATTGGAATCCAACCAAGCACATGCTGACTATACTACAACGTCCGTTTGCCACCGGCGAGCAAGTTATGTTAAAAACACAGAACTATCGCCCAGATTTTGTCCTACTACAAGATATCTATGCCAAGCAATGGCTATACGATTACACACTGGCTGTTTGTAAGCTAATGCTAGGTGAAGCACGTAGCAAATTCGCTTCTATTGCAGGCCCAAGTAGTGGCATCCAAATGAACGGCGCCACATTGAAAACAGAAGGCACCGCAGAAATTACTCAATTAGAAAAAGATATTGGCGACATGATTCCAGGCGGAACCCCAATGACGTTTATTATTGGCTAAAAATCTCTTGACTCTGTAATAAAACTGTTATATACTAGAGTTACTTTAGGGGGCTCTATGATTATAGGCGTGTGTGGTTTTATTGGTTCCGGCAAAGATACTATTGCCGATTATTTGACTAACTGTCACGGTTTTAGACGAGAAAGTTTTGCCAACAGTTTGAAAGATGCAGTGGCATACGTGTTTGGTTGGGACAGAACCATGCTGGAAGGTCGCACAAAACAAGCTCGCGAATGGCGAGAGCAAATAGATCCGTGGTGGAGTGAACGATTAAACATGCCCAATCTTACTCCACGGTGGGTACTACAATATTGGGGCACTGAAGTTTGCCGTAAGGCATTCCACGATGATATTTGGATTGCCAGCTTAGAAAACAAACTACGCAACTCAACCGACGACATTGTTATCAGCGATTGTCGTTTTCCTAACGAAATTAAATCAATTAAAGAAGCAGGTGGCATTGTTATCCGTGTAAAACGTGGCGCAGAACCCGAGTGGTATAAAGATGCCGCGGATATGAATGCCGGAGATCACTGTATGAATTGGGCACTTGCTTCAAATCGTATGAAACAATTAAAAATACATGCTAGCGAAACAGCCTGGGTAGGTACTAAGTTTGATGCTGTTTTAACTAATGATGGAACTATAGACGACCTTATGTCCAAGGTTAAAGATCTGGTACAAGATCCCCTTGCTTCCATTGAATCCCTTCCTTATGTAACACTCTCTGACAATTAGCACATACTGTTTTAAGATTAGCATGTCGGCAATTGTTTAAATCTCCGTCTACATGAAAAACAGCAAATACTTCCCTATGTTGGCTTTTAAATCCGCATTTGTCGCAAATATTCTTTAATTTATAGCCAGCATGTTGCCAACGGGATACTTTTACTCCCCGCAAACAAGAACCGCATACTCGTCGATAGTATGGTTGTCCTTCTTTATAGTAATTAATGGCTACAGGCGCTCTGCCGCATCTACATAATGGTCGCATTTTATATTTAAGCCTTTTCTGTGCCTTTTCTAGGTAGTATACTAGCTTAATTTTGTAGTTTATCTATAAATACAATTGAACTAGTATTCACCGGAGAGTCAACAAATGGCACAATTGAACAGCCCAGGCGTAGCGGTTACAGTAATAGACGAAAGTTTCTATACGCCAGCCGCCCCAGGTACAACACCTTTAATTATCGTAGCAACTGAACAAGACAAAGCGAACGGCGCTGGCACTGGCACAGCACCAGGAACACTAAAAGCAAATGCAGGCAAAGTTTATTTGATGACAAGTCAAATGGACTTGGGCAGTACTTTTGGTACACCTATGTTTGAAACAGATGCTAGTAATAATCCAGTTCACGCAGGTGAACGTAATGAATATGGACTTCAAGCGGCTTATAGCTATCTTGGAGTCAGCAGTCGCGCTTACGTGGTACGTGCAGATGTTGATTTAGGTGCATTGGCACCAACGACAACAGCTCCTGCAGGTGCTCCGGTAAACGGCGCATGGTGGTTTGACACAGCAGATTCAGTATTTGGTATATTTGAATGGAACGGAAATGCACTGACATCAACAAGCGTTGGCGCACAGTCATTTACAAATAAAACACCGACAATTATCAGCAATACTAATCAACAAGTTGGCGGAACAAGCAGTGGTGATCCACTTGCAAGCATTGGTGCTATTGGTAGTTACGCATTAGTTGTTACAGCAACTCCATACAAATTATTCTTTAAAAATTATCAAGGTACATGGGTACAAGTTGGTAGCAACAACTGGACTAAATCTTGGCCAACTGTGCAAGGTTCAGCACCTACAACAATTGCTACTAGCGATACGCTAACAATTACTACAAGCCCAACATCAACACAAAGCGTTACAGCTACCGCAACAACAGCACAGACTTCAATTACCGTTACTGGTACTGTAGTTTTAAACAACATTATTACAGCATCTAATACATTGGTAGCAGGTGATATTGTTGAATTTGCGGCAGGCGCCAACGGTATTTCAGCCTCAACACGTTATTATGTAATAGCTAGCAATTTGTCAGGCAGTGGATTTAACGTAAGTACAACCAAAGGTGGTACCGCAGTTACAATTACTGGAACAACTTTAAGCACAACTGCCAAAGTTACAAAACTTGACGGTTCAGCTGGTGCAATCACTTCAAGTGGAGCAAGTTCAAAACTAGTAGCTGGAAATGCAATCACTTTCCCTTCCACAGTGGGCGGCAGTTCTCAAGTAACATTTGGCGGAATTGTATTAGGTACAACATATTATGTTGTTCAAGTCAGCGGCAATACATTCAGCATTAGTACAAGCCCAACTGGAGTACCTTTGACACTGACTACAGGCAGTGGCACATTGGTGGCAAACGAAACAGAAACATCGTTACCTATCACAGGTGTCAACAGTGTTGCTGGATTGGTTTCTGCAATCGGCGCATTACAAACTGGCCTAACAGCAACAGCTGGTACTGATGGACAAATTGTTTTGTATGTAGACGGCACTGTTAACAAAATTAATTTAACTGGCACAATGCTTACAGCATTGGGAATTACCAGCGGCGATTATTATGCTCCTGCATTATCAATTGCACCTCATACTAATGTTCCAACATTTAAGACAGGTGACAGCTATCCTCGCCCAACAGGATCTGTTTGGATTAAAACTACAGATGCTAACTTAGGTGCAAGTTATAGTGTATATCAATACAACACTGCAACCAACGCATTTGTTACAGTAGATGCTCCAATATATGCAAACGGACAGTCTGCACTATACAGTTTAGATGCCGCAGGCGGCGGCACCAACCTTGCAGTTGGTAGAAGCTATGTTAAATTTAACGAAGCAGAAAATACATTCTGGGAAACAGACGCTAACATTAGTTCAGGAACAACGGTAACTCGTGCTAGTCCTGCACTGGCAACATTTAATTTATATACTCGTGCAAATGCAGGCGCTACAACAATTACAAGTAAAATTGTTGGAACAACAAGTACAAGTACAACAACTACATTTATTAATGCAACAGTTTATGCATTCCAAATGGCGGAAAGTTTGCTAGGAAGTGCAAGTTTAAGCAGTTCTAAAACAATTACATTTACTGGTACAGGTACTAGTGCTGATGCTAATACAATTTCAGGGTTGATTAATGCGGCTGGATTCTTAAACATTACATCAAGTGTTAATGCAAGTAATCAACTGTTAATTAATCATAAGCTAGGTGGAGAAATCCGCTTTGCCAGCGTGACTTTGACACCATTGTCCCTGTTGTTCACCGCAGGAACAACTGCAAACTTGTATGCGGCACCTGCTGGCGAAGCAACTTACACATTTGGTGTGGCAAGCAACTGGAAAGCAGTTTCATTGTATGCGGCTGGATTGACAACTGGAGCAACACCTCCGTCGACAACCACAACAGACGGCGCAATCTGGTATAATGCCAGTGTTGCAGATGTTGATATTCTTATCAACACTGGTTCAGCATGGACTGGTTATAAGAATGTTGTGTCAACAGCAGATGCAAATGGCCCAATATTAAGTGCTACTAAACCAACAGTACAGTCAGATGGTTCTACAGCATTAGTAACAGGCGACATTTGGATTGATACTAGCGATTTAGAAAACTATCCAACAATGTACAAGTATAGTAGTGTTACTAAGAAATGGACACAAATTGATACAAGTGATCAAACCAGTGAAAACGGTATCATATTCAAAGATGCTCGTGCAGGAACTTCAGGCGGTACAGCTACCGTTGCACCAAGCGGCACAATCGTTGAATTGCTAACCAGTACGTATGTTGACTTTGATGCACCAGATCCTGCACTATATCCAAAGGGTATGTTGTTATGGAATACTCGTCGTAGTTCATTCAATGTTAAACAATTTAAACAAAACTATGTTGACCTTACAGTACGTAACTATCGTCAATCTGCTCCAGCAGGCGTTAGCCAAACAACATATTATCCACATCGTTGGGTAAGTATTGCGGCTAATCAAGAAAACGGTGCTGGTACATTTGGACGTAAAGCGCAACGTGCAATTGTTGTACAGTCTATTCAATCATTAATTAATAGTAACCAAGCAATTCGTGATGAAGATTCATTATTATATAACTTGTTAGCCTGCCCAGGATATCCTGAAGCAGTTAATGAATTAATTGCACTAAACTACGACCGTGCATTGGCCAGCTTTATTGTTGCTGATACTCCTGCTCGTTTATCAAGCAATGCTACAAGTTTAAGCAACTGGGGCAACAATGCCAAAGGTGCTGTAGATAATAACGACGATGGATTAGTAAGCTCAGATCCATACGTTGCTTTCTACTATCCATGGGGATACACAAGTGATAATTTAGGTAACAACATTGTTGTTCCTCCAAGTCACATGATGCTACGTACTATTGCGTTGAGCGATAATGTCAGCTATCCATGGTTTGCACCAGCAGGTACACGTCGCGGCGGAATTACTAATGCAAGTGCTGTAGGATATGTCGATGCCGAAACTGGAGAATTCCAATCAGTAGCATTAAACAGTGGACAACGTGATACACTAGCCGCAATCCATGTAAATCCAATTACATTTATTAGTGGCAGTGGACTAGTTGCTTACGGGCAGTACACACGACAGTTAGCCGCAAGCAGTTTAGATCGTATTAACGTAGCACGTTTAGTTGTTTAC